ATCCGCTCAAAACTTCCAAACTCTGAATCGATTGCTTTACCGTCCCAGTGATACCAGCCTGCCGCTTGCGACACTGCCGCTTGAACGTCTGCAGACAAAATGCTCATGAGCTTGTCGATAGGCTCAGTGTCGTGTTCGCTTTGCACAACGTGCAAACGCAAATGCAAAACCATTTCGTAACCAATCGCTGGCGGATTACCTGGACAATCGATTTCCGGTAGTCGCTCCAACGCATGACGAACAATTACCATCTGATCGTTTTTTGGCGTCCACTCGTCAACCTGATTGGTTTGCCGAATTATCTCAAGGTCCGTCAATTCATCTTCCAACAGCGTCACAACGTCGTCAGTTATCGCTTCGTCGACCGGCACATCTAGCGGCATTCCAGCACCAACATTCCGTGGTCTTGAGTGACAAGCCTAACAATTGACCGCTTGGTAGCGTCCATTCCGTCACGCGCAGCAAACTCGATCTGGTCGCCACCCGTATCTAATTCCGTCGAGCTAATACCTAACGTGGCACTGTTAGCAACGTGAACTTCAAAGACTGGCAGGACCGTAGCCCCGCCATCCTCTGCCACGGTTGCCATTGTTTCTCGCATCACTACAGCATTGATCGTCCGATCTGGCCGCGTATCGCCCTGCTGAAACAGTCGTGGACAATACGTTACCTCTTCGGCAAAAGCCGCTGTGTCTAAAAAGACAGCAGCGGCGTCGTCTGCTATAGCGTCACGAAGCGACATGGTTAGGCTCGGCGTGCAGTTACTTTGACGTAATCCACGACGACCGAATCGGCATTGGTGTTAGCCGCCTTCTGAATCTGGACAATTGGCTGTAGTCCAGAGCTATAGCCTGACATGTCGAACGTTTGCGAAGCTGCAACCCGCTGGCCGTCAATGTAAAACTTGACGTTAGACTTGCCGCCGCTGAAGTCGATGGTAAATCGCTTAAACGTGGTCCCAAGCGTTGTGCCGCTGGAGGTGGCTGCAACTTCGTTAGTTCCGTCGTCGCTTTCGACATAGACCAAGCTGGTACTGTTAGCACCTACCATTTTGAAAAACGCACTGGCCGCAATTGTGTCCGCGTCGTCTGCTCGCGCAGAGCCAACGCCAAACGTCAGAATCGAGCCACTGGTAAACGCAGAGGCTCCGATTTTCACACGCATATCGACACGCTGGATATCATCGATGTCGAAGTCCAGTGCATCGCCGAAGTGCAGACAAACGTTTTCAATTTCGTTGGTCGCTGCCAAAGTCAAAGTTGCAACGCTGGTGCCCTTGGTGTAGGTCGGAGTGCCTGATGACGAAGTGTCATCAATCAACCAGGGAGTTGCAGGGTCAGCAGACGCTGGTAGCGTGGCTACGGTCCCGTTGAAGTCGTCGTAAAATTCATGGAAGTCTTGAATGCCTGACATTTTATTTTTGTCTCACTATTTGAAGGTTGATTTGTAGGTTGTTTACTCTCGGTCGGTCGCCAGCGGGTGAGGGTGAGAGCAAGCCCCCACCCGCTGTCATCACGGAGGATTCAACTAGGCAGAGTTGCGGAACAACCCACGCCAATCGATTGCCTTGACTCCGAACGTCTGTCGAACCTTGTTCTTGTACACGTCCTTATCAAAGTCCCATTCGCTCTCGATGACCGGCGATTCTTCACCTTGCAAGAATGTAAGTTCGACGGTATCGATCTGTCCTGGGTCAGCGGCTAGATACCAAACTGTGGTGCTGGACGCATCAAGTTGCGGTTCGCCGATCACGGTCAGGCTACGAGGTCCGCCAGGGCCGTAGATATTGCGGACGCCTTCGTTGTTGTTGGCTGCGTTGTAGCTGGTCGAGTTGACTAGCTCCAATGCAGTGGCCTCGTAAGACACTGGCACAATCAGGTATCGCGGTGCGATGTTCAAAATCGTTGAACTGTTTAAGCCGGTCTGCCGACGCATTGCGGTAAACCCAGTGTTAAGCGTGCCGACTGCTGGAGCACCCGCGCCGCCGCTGGTGTTACTTCCAGATGCGTGAGAACCGAACAACGCCACACCATCACCCATAGTCGGGTTGCTGGTTAGCACTTCGTACACTTTTTGATTCTGTGTACGTCGAGCGGCGTTGCCGTGCATCTGAGGGATGCGGCTGATCGCGTCCAGGTCGTCATTCACGACTGTTTCCCAAGTGATCGTGAACAGCCGACCAAACTTCTCGACCTTGTAAGTTTCCTTACTGTCGGTCATTGCACCTTCTTTGTAGTCGGTGTTTTCGGGAACCATTTCCAAGTTAGGCGATTCGCCAAACCGAATGCGGTTGATGTTCTTGAAGTCGGCAACACTAGCCGCTTGCCGAGCCCAAAGATTCCAAGTGTATGGAGCTTCTTCGTATCCGGCTAAAAGCGTCTTGTTGGCAGCGTCCAAAAGCAGGTTTGCAAAGCTACCAGTTGTGTGATAGGCATCGCGGATGATGTTTGCGTTTTGCAGTCGCTCGATAGTCGGTCGATGACCAAAGGCAAGCATCGTCATGTCTTTGGGAACCATGCGGCTGGTATCCAGTCCCGCTGCCTGCAATGATCGCTCGACCATTCGCAGCATCGACATACGTTCAAAGTCCTGATAGCCAGCAACTTTGTCAGCGTCGGCGATTTGAGTATTGCGTGACCCGCTGCCCTGCAATGCTCGACTAATCAAACCCGCTCGCATTGCCTTGCGCAATTCTTCGCGGCCTTCGCGAACCACTGATGGTCCGCTTCCCAGTGGTTGCGTCGTAGTCATTCTTTCCAAAACCTTCTGACGTGCGATGTCCAAAGTAACACCGGAGTCGCAAAGCTCGTCAGCGAACGCACGTCCTATCTTCACTGACTCGACAATTGCTCGGATTTCCTTTTGTCGCTGTAGTTCAGCTTTTGCCGAACGCTTGACAGCCTTTTCGATTTCTTCTTTCATGTCCTTTTCGCCTTCCATGTTTTCGATTTCTTCTGCCTCTGGTTCTTCGGCGTCCGATTCTTCTGCGACGACTGGCGTTTCTTCTGCCGACTGAATCGGCTCCTCGACAGCAACGCTTGGCGTTAGTGCCGACATAAGCCCAGCAGCCCAGGCTAGTGCTTGTTCCGCATCGTCGATCTGTTCGGGCATTCCCTTGGCTACGAGTGCGGCTTTGATTCCTTCTGACAACATGCGTTTAGTCTCCTTATGAGAGTTCGAGTAACTACGCAGCAGCTCGCGTACGGTTGAAGTTTCATCTGCACCGGCTGCTACTAGCGATGCGTCTGTGGGTGTCCATTCAGTGACGATCACCGCTGGCCCTGTTATTTCCTGAGTGCCGTGAACCACTGATTCACCGCGACGAATTGCCCGCTGTGCCGTTGGCGTTGCGGTTATCGAAAAGTCTGTCAGGTGACCATCAAGCAGCTTTTCGTAAGCCACTTGCGAATCGGTATCGCGTGCAAATGTCGCGTCGCCGACTAACTGCCCGTTCTCAGGTCGGATGTTACGCACACTTCCCAGCACGTTGCGGACGGTCGATCGATCATGGGAATCGACTATCGGTAACTGCTGGCGATTGGTGCGGAATCGAACGCCATCCATCGACAGTATTTCTCGGTAGTATTCTTTCGCGTTGTCGTCCCAGCGTTCAACGGGATTCTCCGAAGCAATGACGACCGGAACCGACTTAGTTTCAGCGTTGGCTTGCTCGCGTCGAACTTCCACCATTCGCATAACCATCTGGCTAGCTGGTGGCTCGTTGTGCTTGAATGACTTTAGTTTTTTAGTTGTCATTTGCTGCGGCCTCCATGATTCGCTCTGGCTTATCGTCAAGCCAAATGTCTACAGACACACCAGCAGATTCCATGTACTTACGCTTGGACTGCGAACCAGCAAAGTAAACATCTACCCCGCTGGGTAGTTGCTCGTGCAAATGCTGCCTGTTCTGTGGATTTGATTCTCGACCTGTAACACAAATGACCTGGTGCCCGCGTTGTTGAGCCTGCTTAATAGCACTGGTCCACAACTGCTGGTCGTCGGTAAACGTTCCATCAAAATCGATTGCGATTACTGATCGCTTTAGCAATGACCGCTGAGCCTCTACTGTCTCTAGCTTGC